TTATGCCACGTCGATCCACTCAGCGCCTCGGCTGTCTCGGTACAGGTCGGTCATAGTGGCCGAACGGTGACCCAGCAGTTTCTGCGCATCGCGGCCTTCAAGTTCGTGAAGTCGTGCGGCGAGGGATCGCTGCTCGTGAAAGGACGGTGGCTGGCGGCCAAAAGTTATCCCCAGCTTCACGCCAGCTTTGTCACGCGCTTCGGCAAAGGCAGAGCTCAGCGTATCCAGCACCAGCGGCTGGCCAGCTTTTGCCCGGCCCGAAGCTTGTGCATGGTGCACCAGGTGTTGTGACAGAACGCGGTCGCGGCATTGTTTAATTACGGTGGACAGGTCCAGTCCGACCGACTCGAGACAAAGCGCCGTGCTGATCCGCAGCCTGGCCCCGGTCTTGGACTGAATGACATGAAGGAAGCCGTCGTGCACGTCCTTGAAGAGCATCGAGGCTATATCGTCCCTTCGCTGGCCGGTCAGCACCGCCAGTTCCATTGCCCTGCGAAGCCAGGGTTTCGTGGCTTCCTCGTAGATCGCCTTCCACAGTTCCAGCGTCAGCCGTTCGCGCTTGATGTTCACCCGCGCCGCTTTGGTCACTTCGACCGGATTGGTGTCTGCCCACCCCCGCGCCTGCGCCTCGGCGAACACGTCTCGCAACAGCGAACGCATTGCCCTGGCCATCTGTGCCTTTCCCTCTTTGGCCATGCCAGTCAGGTAATCGGCCACATCCATCGTCGTGATTTCCTTAATCCCCTTCGAACCGAATACTGCCGTCAGCCGGCTTAACCGCATGCCCACGTTTTTATTGCTGCTGGCTGACAACTTCCTCTCGGCGAACAGCTCGCGGTATTCGTCCAGCCATTCCGAGAACAATTTGCCTGGCGCTGGCGCCGGTGTGCTGATGCGCTCAGCAAGCGTTGGCTTGATGGCGTCTGCGTGGTTGGCGGCGACGGCCTCGCGAATGGCCGCCTCCTTATCCTTGCCCAGGCCGAACACGCGACCACTGAATGGGTCGCGGTATGTGTAATAAGTGACGCCGTTGCGGGCGTCTGTCTTGCGGTAGAGATTGGGCGGAAGATCCTTTGACCCGGTGTTACGCGGCCTGGGCGCCATTGCGTGCTCTCTCTATTCTGCTGATCAGGCTTCCGCCGACGATCCGTACGGGCTGCTGATCAGGTTCTTGGTAGTGGGCGTCGGACTCTACATAGTAGTTGCGACCGTGCTTGACCGGTACTGGCGCGATTCGGCCCTCTCGGGCCCATCTGCGCAGTGTGTTGGGGCTCGGCGGCGTTTTAAACTCGGCCGCCGCCCATTCATCCAGGGTGACTTTTGCCATGATGATGCTCCGCGCCGCGCTGGGCGGCAGAAGGTGGGTTAGGGTTAAAGCAAGGCGCCTTGCTTCGGCACCGGCTCTGGGATTTGGTAAGCCCAGCGGGGAGGTGAATTGTGCGACTCGATGCGGCTGCGCATTACTGATGCGCGCGCCTCCTTGGTGGGCGGGGAGTAAGTGCCGCGCCAGGCTTGGTCGATCCCGATGTTCCGGCCGATGTTCGTGCTGTCTGCACTTGATAGTGGCAGGTGGCCAAATATCGCTGGGTCGAGCATGCGCAGGCCGTGAAGCTTGCACATCGGCCTGCCGTCATCGTCGCAAACAACCCGCATCGCTTTTCCCATCTGCGCCCACCAGACGGCGCTGCCTGGCTGCGAGTAATCGCCTGAGCTGCCGATGCACACCCTCGGCCAACTGCTTGCCAGGCGCTCCAGCCGATCAAGGCTTTCGTGCATGTGCCAGACAGGCGCACCAAACCATCGTGGCAGCGGCCATTCCTCGATCAGCGCATCGTTTGCGACCTCGTCCCCGTCGATCACATCAGGTATCACCGCGAAGTCGCATGCGGGAATCAGCTTTGCGTCGGCCGCCCAGCGGTAGAACGGCTGCCAATCGGTAACCGGTTTGCCTTGCTTCCAGGCGGAAAACGCTCCGTTGTCGATGGCAAACGACTGGCAGACTTGCGCAGCAAGTGCGAGTTGCCGGGGATCGCTGAAGCTGACGAAGGCATGGCCACCACCAATAGCGGCGGCTGCGGCTGTCTCTGGCGTTATGGGCAGGCCGTGGTAATGGATCATCCGCTGAGCCTCACTGTTTCGATCTCGACGCCCTGGTGCGTGGCAATGATGGTTTGATCGCCGCCCAATGATTCAGCCAGGCGGTCTGCGATATGCTCATGCCAACCCTTTTTGATCAGTGCTGTCGCTGCCTTGATGTGCTCGACGTGAATCATGGTGGTCGCCCGCAGCTCAAGGCGGTAGATGATCGTTTCGCCGTCGGACGGGCAGACGGCTGCGAAGGTGTGTCGATAAATATTCACGCGCATACCTCGCCCGCCGCTCACCGGCAGGCATCTAGGGGGATTGGGGTTAGGGAAGCGTGCTGCCGATTTGTGCTGCTACGACGGTGAGTGCCTGGCGGAGCGCGCCAGCCCGATCTGCGTCGTCGGTCCAGCCAATGTTCTCGCCGAAGCCGCGGCGCTCGACCATCACGTATTGCAGGCTGGTGAACCATTGGATGCTGAGCTGAAGGTCTACCGCCAGGCGCATGGCCTGGGCGTCATCGCTGAGTGGCTGCCATTGCTCACGGCCGGTGTCTGGATCGTCGTAGTAGAAGGCATCGCTGCCGTGGCGGTACTCCAGTTCGAAGCCCATTGCCTTGGCTGACAGCTGTAACAGTTCGTGGTCTGTCATGGCGTCACCCGCTTGAACTCGACCACCCAGACCCACGGGTTGGCTTGCCAGTCGCCGCCTACGGAGTTCCATAGGCCGGAGAACCCGTGTATCTCGGCCTCTTTGAGGGTGTGACGGGATGGCGCTGTTTCCAGAAACTGTCTGCACATGGCAGCGTCTACCCCCTCAGCAATGCACTGATCTGGCGTGATGTCCTGCAACCGCTCGACGCGCACGTCGGTGATCTCCAGTAGGATTCGGCACGCGGCGCGGGGCATGTGAATGCTGGGTTTATATTTGAGTCCGAAGTCTTTCCTGGCCTCGTCGCTGTGTGACCCAGGGCGGCAGTCGGCAGCGTAGGCGTAGCGCTGGAGAGGGCCGTCCGGGTCTGGTCGATGCTCGACGCCGGTGCCGCGTAGATCGATGAAGGTCTCACGCACCCAAAGGCGATCGCGCTTCCGGCCATACGGGCAGCCGCCGTACATGGCAAGTTCAGCAGCGCATTCTTGCTCAGTTGCGCCGAAAGCGGCAAAGCCCCAGCGTGGATGGTCTTGAACGACGGCAATCCACTGATGTTCCGGAGAGTCGGATTTGCTACGGCTCGGGATCTGATTGCCTTTGACCAGGCGGCGCGTGACCGTCTTTTGTCCGGACAGAATCGCGCGAACCATTGCACCGTTGAAAAGAATGGGCCGCTCTTTATGGAATGGCTCCGGCGCCGGTCGCGGCTTAGCCATTTTTGCCTGACACCGTTTGCAGCTGACAAAATCGCGTTGGTGGGTACCGTCCCAGGCCACCTCGGAATCTTCGTTAAGCCCGCAGGCCGAGAGCGCCCAGCGCTCGTTATCCTGAGTGCATCCTGAGTCGACGATCAGGTGGTTTTTTCTGGGCATGACTTCGTCCTTGCCGCTATAGCGGCTATTAAACTCATAGAGGGGAGAGGTATCGTTGCCACCTCAGATAGGGAGGTGCGATGTGGTCGTACGCGGAGTTGAATACAAGTTTTTTACCGCCTCACACGTGACAAAGGAGCATGACGGCTTGGCGATTGAGTGTTGGCGCGGCAACGATCTGGTCTTTGATATTTTCAGAAATGACCAAACGTTGCGTTTTGAGGTGACGCTCTTTGAACAAGATGTGCCGTTGGAGCTGCTTGAATACGCCATCCCAACTGCTCGAGAAAGCCTGGGTGAATTCGCGCCGTAGAACCTTCCTTGCCGCTATAGCGGCTGACTTTGAAGGGGGGCATAAGAATATGTTGCTGTTGTGATGGCATTTGTATATCAAGTAACGGCTGTCACTTTTCCAAATATGGAGCTTTGCGCATGAGTCATAATTTTGATGGTTGCGAGTTTGAAGGCAACGGTACTGGCATCAGGGTTGAAGGCGATGTTGAGCTGAATGTTAAAAATTCAAAGTTTCGAAAAAATGGTATTGCAGTCGATATACATCGACCGGATTTGATGAGGAGGGTAGGTCTCCCTGAGAACACACCATTCGATCTAGTGAAAGAATTGTCCGAAGCGCTCGTCAAGGCTCAGTCCATCTCCGCTGAAGAACAACTGAACGTAGCTAGGAAATCCCGACTTACCGAGTGGCTTAAAAACACCGGGCACGTTGTAAAAACGGCAAAAGATCTTGTAGAAATTGGCATCAAGATCGCCGGGCTCTTGGGCTGAATCAGTGTTTGTTAGTCGTGTAGGTGCGCCACGGCACCTTCACGCCGTTGACCAGAAAGCCCCAGTCACCACGCCACTTGCTGGTGATGAAGAGTGTGTAGACGCCGCCGGGCGATAGTTCGTCGATCCGGTGGTACTCGCCGTGGTTGAGCCGAGCGGTGTCGCCTGCGTGGCGGTCGATGTATTCGGTTGCCTGGGCGCCGGACGGCACGTTCAGACCGGACAGCACAGGGTCTTCATGATCGAGCAGCCGCTGTTCCGTGTACCAGCCGCGCAGAATGATCGTGCGGGCGTTCCATGGATGGTCATGCAGGTCCCGGTCTTCGTCGGGCCGCATGATGTGGTGCACGCGGAACGACCACGGGCACCACCACAGCGCTGGCTTGTGCGTTTCGCGGGAGTAGGGGTTGAACAGCCACCAGCGGCCCATGTACATCTCGGCGCCGTCGGCGGACATGATGTGCAGGTACGGGGTGCGCTGGGCGCGGGTAATGATCCAGGCGGCAACCGCCGGGCGCGCAAGCAGCTTGGCGACCAGGCGCCAGAACAAGTTGATCACGGGGAGTCCTTGCCGGGCCATGCCCGGGCGGTGGAGTGGGGGAGTTACTTCTTTTTGAAAGTCTTGGTAAGTCCGGCGTTGACGCTATTGCCGCGCTTCAGCACGACGCGGGCGAGTGCTGCCCGGTCTTTCTCGCTATGGCTGGCCTGACTGAGCAGGCCGAAGTAGCTGTTGGCGGTCTCGCGCAGATCCTCTGCAGGTGCTGCGGCTGTTCGCTTCAATGCCTGGGCCAGTGATCGCTTGCGAGTGGTGCGCCGCCAAGGCTTGATGACATGGCCAACGAAGTCGACCCCGCGGTCCACGGGCTGGAGGATCGTCTTCGTGGGGTTCAGCTTTGCGCCGAGCCTGGGCAGGAACGTTTCAACCTCGGCCAGCCACTGGTTGAGCTGCTGCGGCGACTCATGCAGGAACACGAAGTCATCGACGTACCGGATATAGTGCTTGGCGCGCAGCGTGTGCTTGGCGAACTGGTCCAGGGCGTCGAGGTAGATGTTGGCGAAGAACTGCGACGACAGGTTGCCGATCGGCAGGCCTAGGTGCGCCGGCTGCGCAACTAGGCGCTTGTGCTGCGGCACCCGATTGAACAGGTGCGCCGGGCTGCGCGTCTCGTAATCCTCACGCGGGTCATGCATGAGGATCTGCGTAGCCAGGGCCAGCCACCAGGTTTCGGTGATCTTGGCCTCCAGCTGCTTGCGCAGCACGGCTTTGTCGATGGCGACGAAGAAGTTTGCCAGGTCGCACTTGAGGTAGAAGACCGGCTTCGACCAGTTCTCACTGGCGCTGCGGATCTTCGATTCAAGGCGCTTCGCGGCGTACAGCGTGCCGCGCCCTGGAATGCATGCGCAACTGTCCGCTATGAAGCTGGCGTAGAAGCGCGGGGCCACATGGTTGTACAGCAGGTGGTGGACGACGCGGTCCCGAAAGGCTGCCGCCCAGACCTCGCGGGCTTTCGGTCGGGTGACCACGAAACAAATGGATCGGCCTGGCCGGTAACTGCCGGCAATCAGGTCGTCGTGCAGCTCCAGCAAGTTGATCTCCATGTCCTTCTCGAACAACCGGGCACTTGCGGAATTCCGCTTGTTGCGCCGGCAGTCGTAGTAAGCCTGGACGAGATCCTCGAACTGGAAGGGAGCAACACTTAAATCTGCGGACAGGGCGCGCGAGCCGCTCGTTGTTCTTGTCGTTGTTGTTGAGCCAGCCATCTTCAAAGTCCATGTTGTAGGCGGTGTAGGCGGAGCGCTGCGACCTGTCGAGCTATCTACATCGCCAAACCGAAGGCATTGCCGATCAGCTTGGAAACTGCGCAAGACCTACGCGGACGCTTTAGACCGGCGGTTTCTGTTGTGCGCATGGCGGTGACCAAAGGTCAGCGGCTCGACCAGATTTGGCGCACAGGCAAGAGGGCCTTGACCCTCAAGCAGCGGGCGCGGTTGCGGACTTCTTCCAGGCATTTGCCTGGCGGCCTACAGAGGCCGTCATCTTCATTGCCTTGGCATGCTGCCCCTTGCTGATCAACCCTCTGTTGGTGAGGGCACGCAGCAAGTAGTTGAGCATCCAGATGCTTTCCAGCAGCAGGTTGATCTGGGGCAGTTTGTCCCGGGTCATGTTGGCCCGGCCGATCAGCACCAGGACCTGCAAGCACTCGTCCCGGATCTTTGCCCCGACAACCTGTTTCAGGTCGCGCGGAATATTGCGCACCAGGTCAAGCGAAAGCCCGAGCAACTCCTCAGCGACTTTGTGGATTTCCAAATCCGTGTGAAGCGCCATCCCTGGCCTCCTGAAAAGCAAGGGTGCATCCGCACCCATGAATGAAGAATTGAATGATTAAATAAATTTCCTGCGGACAGGGCGCGCGAGCCGCTCGTTGCTCTTGACGTCGTTGCCGAGCCAGCCATCTCCAAAGGCCATGAGGAAGGCGGGGTAGGCGGAGCGCTGCGTGCTGGTCCAGTGATAGGCCTGGGTAAACACATCAGGCACGGTGATTTCGAGGAAGGACGCCTCACGCCGCGCCATCAGGTAGAAGTCCTTATGGCCCTCTCGCTCGAAGGCTGCACAGAACTGGGCGGCCGGGTGGTCGTGCTCCCGATTGCTACTCGCCAGATAAGCGGTATTGGCCTGGCCATCCCATGGGGATTTGGCGCCCTCGAGTTCCTGGCCGTAGCCGCCCCACTCAAGGGAGGCCTCAGCATCTGCGCCGGTCGACACGATCAGGTAGTAGGGTTTGTCGCCGCCGGGGAACAGGCCGCCGTTAACGCCGCCTTCACCCGGCCAGTATTCGCCGATGGCGGGGATGCCGCTTGCTGCAATAGCCGGCGCCGCGGTGATGGTCAGGGTTGCCAGTTTCAGCACCACCCCTTCATCAGGGCTGCTGATAGTCAGATCGCCACGGGTGTACGTGGTCAGTTCATTTGTGCGCATGGGATGCTCCTGTGATCGAGATAAGGGTGCAGGTAGCCGGCGCTTCCCGACGAGCTTCTGGTCTGAGCGCCGTCCTGGCGCTCCCGGGAATCACCTGCGAAAAACAATTGAAGGAATGAATTACTGAATAGGGAGGCTGCGGACAGGGCGCGCGAGCCGCTCGTTGGCCTTGCCGTAGTCGTAGAGCCAGCCATCTACAAAGTCCATGTCGTAGGCGGTGTAGGCGGAGCGCTGCGTACTCAGCCAGTGCCAGCGATCTTCGCGCAATTCCACCAGGCCATCGGCCTTTGCAGCCATCAGCAGTTGGCCTTCCAGGCAAGATGGGATGAAGCCATCCAACTCAAGGGCCTTCACGGCGATCAGGCTGCCAGCCTCGGCCATCGCCCGGGTGTTGGCTTCGCCGTCGCTGTAGCTGTCGGCGCCTTTGATCTCGACGCCGTACTCGCCCCACGGGCCGCTGAGCTCATCATGCAGAAGGATCAGGGCGCGCTCAACGCCGTTGAGCCAGTAGCGGGTGACGAACACGCCGCCGGCCAGAGGTTGGCCGCGCTCGGGGAGTTCGGCGGCGAGTACTGTTTGCTGTGCTTGCTTGGTCATGGGTTTACTCCGGGATAAGCGCCGCCCTCCGGTTACCGGATGCAGCGAGTAGGGTGGGTTATTCGTCGTGACAGATGCGAAGGGCTTCGCGGTTGTAGGCGAGCTGCAGTTTTGCCGACACGTTTTCGGGGATCACATATTCGTGTCGCGGCGGCGCGAGGAACTGCGCTGATCCCTCCGGGCCTAGGCCGTGCAGATGGTGAATCATCAGCGTCATGGCCTCGCCCTGTTCCTCGATGCCGTGCCAGGCCATCAAGTCAGCCAAGGCTTGGCGTGTACCGGCCATGGCGTGGAGTCGCAATTCTTCCTCGCCGCGAGTCTTTCGCCTCGCTGCAGTCTTTGCCGATCGTTCTTTCTGCGCGGCAGCCATGGCCTACCTCTTCTATTCCGCTGGCCGGCAGTGCGAGCCAGGTTTGACGTTTGCGTTGCTGGGTGCGGCCTATGCGGCGCATCTGTTACCACCTGCAGCTGACATGGGATATTCGATCGAGTACTTTTCGAGTATCCGCTTGAGTGTGCCGCTGGTGATGTGGAGCTTTACGCATACCCGGCGCCTGCTGATGCCAAGCTCCTTGTAAGCCTTGATCCGCTCGACCAACACTGCATCGCGCTCAGCCAGGGCCTTCTTTCGCTCAGGGCTGTTATGGCCGCCGTGGGCAGATCGCTTGAACTTGAAGTCGAACTCTTTCGACATGGCGAGCAGCGTCCGCCTACCGATTCCCGTTATCTCGATGACTTCGGACTGGGTGTGAGTGGGTGCGAGCTGCATCACCAGATCAACACGCTTGCGGCGCTGCTCCTGCCGAATCTCAAGTGGAGTAGGGGGTGGTAGTTCGATAGGCTCAACACGCCGCCGAACAAACGGCTTCGGCGCCGGCGGCATCTGGTTGCTGTAGGTGATGGGTTTTGGCTTGTAGCCGATCGGCTCGGCCACTTCGATCTTGCCGCCGGCTGCCACGAACTCGGCGACCTGAGCCGCCAGTTCGTCCGATGCTGGCCGTAGTGCCTCGACCAGGCTTAGGTGGTTGCTGATCATGCTGCTTTGCTCCTGAGCGCCGCCTCGTACCCGTCAACCAGCAGCTTGAATTCCCACAGGTCTTCTTCGAGGCTTTCGATGTAGTCATTGTCCCGCTTGAATTCCTTCCACCAGAGCTGGCGGCCCACCGGCTTCAGCAGCGGGCAGTACATCCCGATGTGCCACCACTTGCGGTCGGTGATCCACATGCAGCCCTGCACCTGGTCAATAACATCGCTGGCGTCGTTGTCGATGTGGAAGGAGCGGAGCTTGTCGGGGGCCAGGAAGCACTTGTACTCAGAGCCGCCGTCCTCGCCGATGAATCCGTCTGCGCTGGCGCCGAACACACCGTCATCCGTTTTAACCAAGCCGACCTGGGTGACGATGAGGCCGGTCTGGATCTCATGTTCCATTCGGGCCTCTGGCTCCAACTCATGCCCTCGGCGCATCTGCCAGGTCTCGAATCCTCCATCCAATGGCGCCCCGCCGATTCGTTCGACTGCCAACTCAAAAGCGTACGACAGGGCGGCATTTGACGGTTCACCAACCTTCTCGCCGTCAAGGGCGCGCTGAACAACTTCTGCCTTCGGTGCGGCCTTATAGCCGGCCAGGTCGCGGGCACGGCCTTCACTGTGGCCGGCGAGCATTGCGTCCACGTACTTACGTTGCTGTGCAGTCAGCCCGTTTACCTTGGAGCGTGCGGTACTGAACATGCTTGCGGTGATGACGCCGGCGCGGGCCTGCAGCCACTCAGCGGAGCCTTGTGTGCAGTTGACGATGATCATTGAGGCGCCTCCAGCTTGGCTTTGTGGACGGTAACCGCCGTCTTCACTGTGGAATATCCGTTGGTGTCACCTGACGCCTGCAGAACCTTCAGGCTTGCCTGCCAGACGTCCTTCAACTCATCCGGCGTCGTGGTCTGCCCTACACGCTCAAGGATGTCTGCGACGACCTGGGCGCGCATATCCTCCGTTTCGGAGCCGTCGGAGGATTGGCCGTCATCGTCGCGGGTCTCACCAGTGGTGATATTGAGCAGAGCGCACATGACGTAGCGCTTGCCGTAGGTAGTTGATGATCCGACCGCCTGCACATCGTTGCGGCCTTTGCCGATATCGATCGGAAGGCTCATGGTGGTTTGCTCTCGGTGTCCGCCACGGTGCATGAGGATGCCGGTCACCTTGATCGCCTTTTCAGCGTTTTCAACCTTGAAGGTGATGGCGAACCCGTGCTGCTGCATGATGGGCTTCAGGGTGTGAGTGATGTCGTCCAGGGTTGCGTAAGAGTTGCCGGTATGAATATTTACCGCCCCCTCGAACACCGTGGGGATGTTGCACTGCATCTCGGCCATAGCGGCGTTGAAAGCTTGCTCTGCCTCTTTTGCCTGCATGCGCTCATGCATGGCCAGCAGGCGCTCCATCTTCTCGATGTCGCAGGTTGGATCCGCAGCGGCCCGGCTGATGACGGCCATGATGCTGTTATCCGTGGAGATCGGCGCCACAGCTTGGCGCCGCTGTTCGGGAACGATGATTTGGCCGCTCATGCTGGCTACCTCAGAAGTGGATGGTGATGTTTGGGACTTCGCGGCGTGCGATCTTCAGAACAATGGCCTTAGCCAGTTCCTCGGTGATGTTCATCGACATCAGCGCCTCTTTGGCGGCGCCCATGATCTTCACCTTGTGAGCCTGATCCGCTTCGCGGGCCTTCTGCTGGCGCTGCGCTTCTTCAGCCTCCGCCGCCTGCCGGGCAATTTCCGCCAGTCGCGCCTGCTCTACAGCTTCTTCCTGACGGCGCACCGCGGCGATGCGTTCTTGTTCGGCGCGTTGCTCAGCGGCGATTCGGTTGGTTTCAGCCTGTGCCGCAGCTGCGCGGGACTGTTCGGCCTGCAGCTCCAGCTGTAG